CGGCGGTAACCGATACCGATACCGCATCCGAAATCGCCACGGCGATCGGCGCGGCAATCAATGCCAAGAAGCATCTGCTGCCGGTCACCGCATCCGTGGCCACCGGCACGGTGACCATCCGGGCGAAGAACGGCGGGACCTGCGGCAATTACATCCCGTGTTCCGCGCCGGTCACCGTTGATGGCGTCGCAATCGCCGTGACCGCGCCGGCGTCCGGCCTCACCGATCCGGATATCGGGGCGACCAGCGGTCTACTCGAACAGGTGCATCTGGGATCATACACCCACTACTGCGTGCAGTTCGTCGATGCAAGCAGCCTGGCGGACCTGAAAGCGCACATCGACGAGATCAGCGGCGGTATCGAGATGCGGCCGGCGACGGTCTGGCTTGGGTTCACCGATGAAGTGGGCGATATCGCGGCGGTGAAAGCGCTCTGCGGCGGCGGAGATACGCCGACGTTGAACCACTGGCGCACCTCACTGGGATATGTGCCCGGGACACGGTCGCTGCACTATGAAGTTGCGGCCGCATACGCGGCGGTGGCCGTGGGCGTAACCAATCCGGGCTCCCCGCTCAACGACCTGGTGCTGACCGGCATCCATGCACCCAACGTGGTGGACCGCCTGTCGCGCACCCAGATTGAGGACCTGCTGGACAACGGAGTCACCCCGCTTCATGTGATCCCGGGCGAGCAGGTGGCGATTGTGCGGTCGATATCCACCTATACGCGCAATGCCCAGGGCGTGCTCGATGCGACCCGCCTGGACATCACCACGGCGACCACGCTTGACTATGTGCGGTTGTCGTGCCGGACGCGTATCAGCCTGCGGTTCCCGCGGGCGAAGCGGACGGTGCGTGTCAAGAAACTGGTGCGCAGCGAGTTGCTGGATGTGCTCTACCAGCTGGAGGCCGAGCCGATGGAGCTGGTGGAAAATGTCGATACATACAAGACCGATCTGGTGGTGGAGGACAACGTACAGGACGACGCGCGGATTGATGCCAAGATACCGGCGGATATCGTGCGCGGCGCCCATGTCATCGCCATGAGGATCGATCTGCTGTAACAGGTAATCCAAGAGAGGCGTTCTGTTGCACTGAGGAGTGGGCCGGTTTGAGTCAGGGGAAGCCGGATTGTTACATAGTTGGATGTGAACCCCGAAGCCTGATCTGAGCAACAGAGTCCCGGAAACGGGATAGCCAATACAGGCGGCAAGCCCCGGGAGGCCAACACTCCCGGGGTCCTTTACTCGAAAGGACGAGGGTCATGTCAGACAAGTACATCGTAAAGTGCACATTGTCGGCCAACGGCACCGAAATAACGGATTTCAAAGCCTTTGCCGAGGGCGAGCGCGTGCTCCGCAAACAAATCAACCTCATGAACAAAACGGGACATGCCGTCCTGACCCCGCGGTATGGGGTGACCCTGGATTACGTGGTCCCGTCCGCCGGCGACGAATTCGACTGGGACGCGATCGAGAACGGAACGCTGGTGGTCGAGTATGATGGTGGCCGGCGGGTGCTGTACAGCGGCGCGTCAACGCTGACCGTGGGCGAAGCGGCGCTGGACCAGGACAACGAGCTGGTGAAGAAGATATCCCTCGGGGCCAGCAACCGGAGGGTTGAATAAACCATGGACTCACTGCTCGCCCGTCTGAAAGCAGGGACCGCCAACCGCGTGCTGACCAAGTGGCTCGGCACCGATATCGATATCGAGCTGCGGGTCCTCAATGACCAGGACTATCTCGATGCGGGGCTGGCGGTCGACCAGATTTATCGCGGTGCGAAACTTGAGATTGCCATGCAGAATATCCGCGATTATGAAGGCGAACGGGCCACGCAGATGCTGTACCGGGCGGTGTGTGACCCCTCGACGCATGGCCCGTTCACCGGTGACATCCGCGAGTTTCGCAGATTGCTGATTGGCCAGGGCGTAAAGGAACAGCTGATAAGCGAGTTGGAACTGCTGCATGAGAAATGCAGTCCCCGCGTGGCCGCGATGGCCGACGGGGAACTCGACGCGCTTTTACTCCAGGTAAAAAAAACGCCCGGGACGACGCTTTTGAACGTGTCAAGTATCTCTATGCTCCGCAGGCTCATGCAGTGTTTGGTTGCGGAGCGTGCGATCTCACCGACGGGCAGTGGCTCTATCTCATAGCGCTGGACAGCGCGGCGAGAGAGAAGCCACAGCCCGCCACAATCCCTATACTGCGACAAGACCGAGAGGTTGCCGATGGCGGGTGACCAGGAACTGCTATTACGGATAGGCGCGGACATCCGCCAGTGGGAAGCGGGTCTGCGGCGCACCGAGACCGGTGCGTCGAAGCTGAAGACGCGCATAGCCGGCATGTACCGCAACGTCACACAGGGGCTTTCCCGCGCCATTGCCAATCCGCTCACGGCCGTTCTGGGTGGCGCAGCTATTCTCAAGGCAACTCACGACCTGGCGCAATATGATTCGAAGCTGACCAGACTGGCCATCCAGGGCAGGATGAGCGCCGAAGAGCAGAATGGGCTGCGCAAGAGCATTTACGATGTCTCAATTGCCACCGGACAGTCCCGGGAGGACATCCTTGGCGGTCTGGATGCGATAGTTCAGCGGACCGGCAACCTGCAATTTGCCACGGGTGTAATGGAAGACATGGCGATTGCCTCAACGGCGACAGGCGCGGCCATGGGCGACTTGGGCGCGCTGGCGAGCAACCTGCAGGAGAAGATGGGCCTGGCAACCGACGAGATCCGCACGGCGTTCGGCATTCTCACCAGCCAGGGCAAGGCGGGCGCATTCACCCTGGAGAACATGGCGACCATGGGCGAGCGGCTCTTTGCCGCGGCCGGCCGGTTCGGGGTGAAAGGCATGTCGGGCATCAAAGAGTTCGGGGCGCTGATTCAGACGGCCCGGATTGGCACGGGTTCATCGGAACAGGCCACTACCGCGATTGAAGGTGCGATGGCCGACATTATCGACAAAGCTGAGATGCTCAAGGCGGGCGGATTTTCGATATTCAAGCCGGGCACGAAAAACGAGATCAAGAGCGTTTCCGAAGTGTTCAAGGGCATCATAAAAATGACCGGCGGAGACGTGACCAAGATGCAGAAAATATTCGGTCGCGAGTCAATCCGCGGCGTGACCGCCATCGCGAATATGTACAAGGAAACGGGCGGATTTGCCCTGTTTGACAAGCTGATGGAGGGTGGCGATCCAGCGGAACTGATGAAAGACTTTTCCAGGTATGCGCAAAGTTCAGCCTTTCAATTTAACGTACTGAAAGGCATTGCCACGGAATTTGCCGACAGCGCCCTTTCCCCAGTGCTGGCGGAAATATCGGGCAAAATCCGCGAGTTGACCAGCGACCCCGCCAAGATGGAAGAGATGAGAACTAAAATGCGGGAGTTCGGCGAAGCGGTTGGCGATCTGGCAAAAGCCCTTGGCCCGCTTGCCGATGCGCTGGTAGCCGCCGCCGATGGCTGGGCACGCATTGTGGGCGCCATCAGTGATGACGACCACCTGCTGGGAATTTTGAGGAGTCAGAAGGAGGTGCTTGAAAACACAAAGCAATTCGGCAATGATGCGATGTTCGACAGCCTTCCCGTGGAGGAGCGGAAGCGTATCGGTAAGCGGAACCTGACTGAAAATGGCTACAACATGATGGAGGATGTGTATCGGACGGCCTTGCGGCTGAAAATGGAACAGCCGAAAAACGAGATACATATCACCCAGGAGATTCGCCAGGACGGCACGGTCAGTACCACGGTCGACAGCGCCAACGCCACGGTAGACACAAAAACCAGACGCGGAGATACAGGCCATGTCCCTCAATAGTCTCCCCGCACGCCTGGACCATTTCCCTCTCGACATCGAGGACATCGGCGACGAGTTCGACAAGGCCGTTGCCATATACGAGTATCCCGTTTCCGACGGGATCGGCCTCGATGACATGGGCATGAACGCGCGGGCCGTCCGGTTTCGCTGTTATTTCCTGAATGAGCGGTATGTCCTGCTGAAACCGTTTCTGGCGCATGTCACCACGCGCGACCGGATCTGCAGCCTGCGGCACCCGGCATTCGGTTTGATAAAAGGCATGGTCCGGAAAGTATCGGTCAGGCACGATGACCGCATCAACACCGCGGAGCTGGACATCGACTTTGTTGAGTGGAATTCAACGGCCGGCCTGTCGTCCTCGATTCTGGCCGTTGTGAGTGCCGCCCAGGCCGCATACCGCACGGGGATTGCATCTGCGATACAAACGGTCGGCGTGTCGATCTCGGCTGTCG